GCATTTTTACGTCCAATATCAAATCCAGAACGGTGAGGGTGGTTCTGGAGATTGGACATTCCAGTGTAAGAAGCCATAAAAAAAAATTAAAAATGAAACATAATCAATCCTGATAAGAAAAAATACCAAATGAATCGTTAACCCTCTTGTGTTTGACCTTATCTCGACATTTCATCAATGACGCAGCAGCCAAACGACGAACAAGAGGGAGAGATTTATAAGGCACTTCATTATCAAGGACAGACTTATCGTATCGAAAAGAATAGTTACGAAGCTCAAAGTCAAGCAAATCCTTATCATTAGAGTCTTCCAAAGTCTGATAAAAATCAACAAGACGATTATAATCGTAACGACGCCAGAATCCGATTATCTTTTCCGAGAGGACTCGTAAAGCTCTCTCTCGGCTGCCGGCATATCCTGGAAAGGAGCTACCGGCCCATAAGAATTCTCCGTTTGATGAATATGTTCGTATAAATTTCGCAATTCCGAGAAAAAAGCGGTATAATCGGGTTGTGCGATGAACAGGTTCCAAATCAGCACCATCATACAAACGACATTCAGACAAAATGAGAATATCACTATGCGGTAAATTCGCTTTAGGTGAGAAAACATTTCGTTTGTCATTTCTTTTTCCATAATTGTCTACATAATTTAAATATTGTTTACAAAAAGATAATATGCTTTGCTTGGAAGATTCATTAAAAGGGTCACAAGTCAAATCAGCGCATCCGCTACGAATGACTCGTTCGGGCGCTGTGAACGCAGCAGAAAGTAGCTGGTAAACGTTCGATGGAGATTGACGAATAGAGTCCGAAAATCTGGGGAATAATCGAAGGAGATACGACCATGAAGGTTTAACTGTCCGAAAATAGCCATCGCGCTCAACGCGGACTCCATTAAGGCACTTATCGACAACTTCATCAATTTCGGCAATTCGTACCTTTCGAGGAAAGAGATTTGATTCCGTAAATCCAATGGAATGGAAGGATTTAGGTCGCACCACTTTTGGCATTTGAACATAAAAGTCGGGTAAAGAGACAAAGCTATTAACATACGACGCAACATACGGTGCTGCGAATCCTCGCGACAGTGACGCATCACAACGTCCGTAAGACCAAGCTTTAGATACATTTTCAAGAACAGTTTGCGAGAATCGCTCGGAATTGGAAAACAATAACAAATGCCAATGCGGGCGGTAACTCGTGGGTCCATACTCTGATACAGCGTAGTAACGTAATTTTTCATCGGGGTAGTAACTTCTTAAACGTTTTAAAAACAAGTCAAGGTCACGATTACAAACATAAGGAATTCTATTCGGAACATTATGCTTAACTTTGCTAAGAATAGATAATAAATCCTTGGGAGTCATAGGATAGGAAAATACTACATCAGGGTCTCTAAATGTACGCTCGACAGTAGAATTCTTTAACTTAACAGAAGCGGAACGAGGAACGCTGCGAAAACCAAACAAATAAGTATTAGGGTCACTAACATCCAAGTCATTGATATCGGGAATAACGGAAACATCCGCAATATCATCCGTACAAGCTTCAACAACCGAAACTTCCAAAGTAGGAAGAAAGCAAGGAGCATAAGTAAGAGTAACAAAGTATACATAACGAAACTGAGTAGAATAAGAAGTAAGCAGGTTAGTCTGAATACCGGAACGACGAAGAATACAAGAAGGGCAAGAGCCACAGGGAACAACAACAGGCTCATGCGTATATTTGTTGACAACCGTACGAGGGTTCTGGCAACGAGTTACTAACTTATTCTGTAATTCCTTGGTAATCATTTTCTATTAGTAAAATCTAATTCCATTTGGCGAGGTCTACGAACACGCGCAAAAGAAACATGAACAAACGTGCGATATTTTATTAACTGGTCAAAGGAAAAAGGAGAACTCTTAACCAGCGAAATAAAATCATCAACAGAAAGACCGACAGGCTTCAAGTCAATAGCATCACCAGTCAAATGCTGCGAATTAGGAGACCCTTTACAGGCATCGTTTTGTTCCTTAGTACGAAGAGCGGAAGTAACGGTGAAATGAACATTCCGAAACAGAAGCCATGCAATGAATTTCATTAATGTGGGATTCATGACTTACGAAAATATTTGAGCAATAGACGTAAGAAGACTAACAGCAGCTGCAATAATTGCAGACCAAATTTTAGATTTAGTTTCACTTTTCATTGTTGGATTTCGAATTAAAAGTTGAACAATCAGAAAAAATGAGTAAGCAATCCGAGTTAAGGACCGAAGAGACAAAAACAGAAACTTCATCAACCGGAACAAGAACAGTTTCATTCTGACCAGGATTTTTTTTAGATTGAATAGAACACAAATAAAACTTTTCCATAACATTTAAAATTTTAATTAGACATTGATTTTTTAAAAACATGGCAAAAGTATAAATAAGAATTTGAAAAGAACAAATATATAAACACCTTTTAACACAAAAAATGAAGGCTGAAGGAGTTGTAGGCGGGTCTGTGAGTTTGCGTATATAAGACAAGAAGGTACTGAAAGCGATGAGGTAAATCGCTTTCCCTTCGGGCAAACTCATGTAGACTTCGTCAAAATAATATTTTTAGGGGTATAGCGGCGATGGAAGAGAAAAGATTTCCGGGAGACTGCTTACGCGTTGCAAACATCAAGCTTTTAGGAAGGCAGTACTATAGCCTTCGGCTCTGATTTCAGTCCTAACGTCCCGAAATTCAGTAGGTGTATAACCACGCTTCGCGCGGTTGCCAGAAGTTACTCCAAACACAAAAACCCGACACGTATCACTACGGCCGGGTAAATGTAATATAAAAAAATACTAATGACTATAATTATAATTAGAATTAGTATTACTATTAATAGAACGAGAAAAAGATTTGGAAAAGACTCTACGAGGTAAGAAATTACCTATAGTATTACCAATACTAGTTCCATAATCAACCCATTTATCAGCATCAAAATACTGATACCTTTTCTTCTCATTCCTAGCGCGATACCATTCTTCAATATTCTTACTACGAGCATTATCTTGAGGAAGACCCAATCTAAGCTCCTCATTATGATAAGCAGCGGCAGACTCATTAGCTGCAATATTAGCAGCAATTTGAGATTCAGCAATACGGTCCGCAACCTTATTAGAAATATTCTGACCACGAGTACGAGCAGCAGCCAAAGCTTCCTCAGCTAAAGCTTTTTTAGCTTCAGCATAAGATAGATAACCAGCTGACATACGCTGATAGTAGTCCGCAGCCTTAACATTTAAATCTAATTGCTGTTGTTGGTCAAGATACTGGTTCATAATGCCTTTAGCCTCATTATCAAGAAGCATACCAGAACGCTGAGCACGCATAACAAGACCAGTCATTGCCATATTGTCAACTTCCTGTTGCTCCTTGGCATAACCAAGCTGGGCACGTGCCAAGCCGGTAGATTTCAAAAAATTACGAGTTTCGTCAGAAAGTTTACCCCAATCAATATTAGAAAGGACTTCCATAGCCTTGGCATCGGCAAGCTGCCTGGCACCTTGCAATTGAGACTTTTCAGATTGCATAAGCTCATATTGAAAAATATTACCAATAGAAGAACCAATGCCTGAGTAATCAGCCTGAAAAGGTTGCATAACAGCAGAACCTGCAGATTGAGCAGAAGCACCAGAACCAACAGATTGAGCAGTACCAGCAGAACCACCATTCATCATCAGATAAGGGTTTAAACCAGCTTCTTCGAGGCGTTGGCGTTGCGCGGAGGCAGTATTATACTCATTCTCCTTATTCCACATATTTTCCTGGAAATCGCGCTGCTGCATTGCCATACGCTCGTTAAACTGGTTATTCATCTGATTTATCTTATAATTCATCTGATTGGTCTCCCGGACATTCTGTCTATTCTGCGAATTTTGAATCGCAGAAGAACCAACACCAAGGAGACCACCAGCGATTGAACCAAGAAGACCCATTACTCAGAGGAAGCAGTATCAGCGGAAGCAGCAGCCGCTTTTTCTGCTTCTTGTTTAGCAGTTTCAGCATCAACCAAAAATTGAGCTTCACGATTAAGAGCTTCAGCACGAGCAATAAGCTCTTTTGACCAAGCAATAACTTCAGAGGGAGACTGGACATACCGAGAACGAACCGTAGATAAAAGGTCATTATCAGACATTAAATCCATAAGCTGTTGAATCTGAGAAACGGTCTGTTTACTTTGACCAAACTTAGAAGCAATAGTAAGACCAGCACGGGAAGCCAAGTCCTTGGTATGAAGAATCAAACGAACATCAGAAGTATAACGAACCGGACGAGTTTCATCAGACTCATCGATTTCAACACGAAGTTCCTCAGTAGAATCAAACTCGGAAGCAACTGCAAAAGCATCCGGCCCAACATTGGGAATAAGTCCGGAACCTTGTTCCAAACTATTCAAATTATTAAATTTTCCAATCATAATTAAAACAAGGTTTAGTAAGGTACACCGTCACGAGACAAATTACGGGCAACATAGCAACCAATATAAGAGTTTATCAAAAGTTGGTCAGTGTCCCAAGTAGAATCAGCATTAACACCGAAAATAGGGTCAAGAACAGAGGGGCTAACCTTGAAGAACTTATAATTCAAAGCAACCTTAGTCGTTGAATCAGGAGTAGAACCACCAAAGCGAGCCCAACCAGAAAGCAAAGATTCAGTAACAGGAGAAACCCAAGACTTGAGAGTAGTAGTGAACGCACCGTTGATAACATCAAGCTTGGTTTTCCAATTAAAATAGCGAGGATTATATCCAGCGTTAAACAAATTGAAAGCAGTAGCAAGCGAAGAGTTAAAAATCTGTGTCATAGGAAGAACTTCCATACCAATATTATCAAACTCCGGAATCGGGAGGGACTCAGCATCAGTTACAAGTAACTGACCGTCTTGTCCGGTAATCGTATAGTCAAGCAAAGGAACGGCATGATAAATACACATAACGACACAATGCTCGTTAGTTGTGTAAGTAAATGAACCATTACCAGTGCCGACACCTTTACCAGCAATAACAGCAGCATTATTTTCAGAAGCAAGGTTATTATTTACAACCTCACTGATATCAAGATTACGGGAAATACCACCGATATAGGTGCACATATTAGAGAGAGCTTGAGGCAAGTTCACGCCAAAATGTTTACGAATTTGTTCACGATAATCAGAATCACCGGACTGACTGATTTCCTTCCAACGTTGGAGCGCTTCTGCTTGACGAAGAGCAAGTACAGTAAATTGACTCTGCAAATTAGAAAGATTAACTTGAAGAGTAGAACCACTGGGAATAACATTAGTTGAAGAAGCAGAATTTGCAGCAAAAGATAACGGAGTAAGAGGAGCATTATAAGAAGCCGTAGTAACAACCTCAGAAGAAGCATTACCTTTTGGAGCTTTTAATACTACAGAATTAGGAATAGGACCGTCAGAACTCGAAATATCAATCACAGCAACATCGCCAAACTGAGAATTCGGAAGAACACCCATCAACATATCCTTGTTCCAGTTACAATATTTAAGGTCAAACATTGTATCAGATTTCCAATAATCATTAGAACCCTCAGGAATAGAGGATAACAACAACGGCGAAATTCCGGAATAATAATCCACATTATAAGAAGAAGGATTTGAATTCTCCCATTGAGACCAACGGAAAAAATCCTGATAAATCTTTTGATAAGCCAAAAGAGGGAAAAGATTCACATAGTTATTCTGAATATATTGCTGAGTATAGTCAGAAGCATCATCATCATTTTTCAAAGAAGTAGAAAACCAACGAGAGCCCGAAGACGGAGTAAAATTTAAAAAATTACCGTAACCAAGATAATTCAAAAGCTTAAAAGACAAATCTGAACGAGAAAAACCAAAAAGATTTTTCAAAGAAGATGAAGAACTAGGATCGGTAGAACCTCCATTAAGACGCTGAATAACAGTACTCAGAAAATACAAACATTAAGAGGCAAAGAGGGGAGATAAGTACCCAGAGACAAATTTTGTGTAAGAGACAAAGCTTGAATCTGATTGATGTCCTGCATTTGTGTCAACACAGAAGGAGCAGACTTCCAAAGAAGACGCAACGGAACAGCATAGAAATCAAAATACTCTCGCAACCGGGTATAAGCAGAAGTTTCAACGGGCTGGGTACGAGTAAAATACTCAACATTAAACTTATACTTATCACCTGGCATAGAAATATCCCAATAGACAGGGAGAAGCTCACCAACTTTAGCAGTAAAAGCATTTTTACGTCCAATATCAAATCCAGAACGGTGAGGGTGGTTCTGGAGATTGGACATTCCAGTGTAAGAAGCCAT